AGCGGGTATAGCTAAGAGCTACCTAAACAACAAAGCTGAAGAAAAGCAAGCCGTACATCAGCGTAAGTTGTCAGTCATAGAGAACGACGCTAACTGGGAAGCTAAGATGGCTGAAGCGTCTAAGGAATCCTGGAAGGATGAGTTCTGGACTATTGTTTTAGCTATCCCTATCTTCATGATTGGCTACGCTATTGCTGCTAATGATGTTACAATCATAGCTAGAGTAGCTACAGCTTTTGAAGCACTAGAAAAATTACCTGAGTGGTATCAATACCTGCTGTTTATAGCTATATCATCTAGCTTCGGTATACGCGGAGTTAATAAAATAATGCAGATGAGGAAGTAAGAATGGGTCGTGGCAGAGGAAGACAAGAAGCAAGACAACTTGCTGAAGAAGAAGCATTACGTAGACTAGCTGCTGGGACGGCTGTGCTGCCTCCTGTAACAGTTCTTCCTTTAGAAGCTCCAAGCACCGTAGCTAACCCTGTTAACTGGAAAAGCGCGGCTATTAACAAAGATGATAGTTATTTCTCTAGTCAATACGGTGTATATGGTTTAGACGCTCCTGATCCCGATAAAGAAAGCGAAACAGGTTCTATTGAGGCTGCTTTGTCTCGTTTAGCTAACGCGCCTCAAAGAGAAGCTAACTCTGCAATTTACAGCACGTTTACTGACGAAGAAAGAGTTCTTTCTACGCAAACTAATCTTCTTAAAAAATACGGTATTACTTCTGCAAACATTGGTAATAAAGTTTTAACTGACGATCAGATGTTTGAGTTAACTTCTAAGTTAGACAATGAAATTACAGACTGGCAGACAACTAACCTAAGCACTCTAGCGTCAGAAGATCCAGAAGCTTTTGCAGCAGAATACGGCAAGCTGTACGAAACATCACAGATAAAGTTTTTAAGCTCCTTGTATGAGTCAGGCGCTTTAGATAAAGACGAATACTTAAACGCTTCTGCTCAGACTTTAATGGCAGGCGATAAATATAATACAGATGTTTATATAATAGACAAAGGTAAATTGTACGCAGCTCCTTCTAACTCTGCAGGCAACCCTAATTTTTACAGTGAAGTTGTTTTGTTCCCTGACCAAGCATCAGGCCAAAATCAATACAACACTTTTAACTATAAAATAGGAAGTCAGTCACCTACCTCTGATTTTGATGCAAGCGGTGTAACTAAGTTCTTAAATAGCGCTCCTATTAAGATGGCTGCTTCAATGTTGGGGTTACCTGGCGTTGCTGTTTTAACAGGCTTGAAAGCAGCTAACGGAGAGACTCTACACGCAGAAGACTGGGCTACTTTAGCTATAGCAGGTCTGGGAGAGGTGGCGCAGGCTAAAGGTTTTGATGCAGCAGAAGCAGGTTCTAAAGCAGACGTAGCTGGTAACGCCGCTGTTGACTCTGCTATTGCGGAGTATAACACATACGCTTCTGGGATGCCGGATGGCACATTTATACCTCCGAATTACACTGCTGTATACGACGCAGCCTATAATTCTTCAATTGCAGCAAGTGGTGTTACAACTACTTTTATGGGAATTGATCTTGCTAAATTTGCAGAAAACGCTGATTTAAGCACTTCTGTAAGCCAGGATGTCTTAGACGCTGTCTCTGCTTTAGAAGATGCCGCTAAAGGTCAAGGAGACGGTGTTGTTTATAACTTTCTTGAGGATACAACAAACTCTTTAGGCGAAGACTTTAATGCTTCAAATATTGACCTTATAATAAGTGCTTTTGATACTGTTGTCAATGACAGGGTTGAAAGAGAAGCTAAAGCTGCTGAAGTTGCTAGGGTTGCTCAAGAAGCTAGAGTAGCAGAGGAAGCAAGAGTTGCTGAAGAAGCTAGAGTTGCTGCAGAAGCTAGAGTTGCTGCAGAAGCTAAAGCTGCAGAAGAAGCTAGAGTAGCAGAGGAAGCAAGAGTTGCTGAAGAAGCTAGAGTTGCTGCAGAAGCTAGAGCTGCAGAAGAAGCTAGAGTTATTAGGGACGCTGAAATAGCAGAAGAAGTTAGGGTTGCAGAAGTAGCGAGATTAGCTGAAGAAGCCGCTAAAGTTGAAAGAGAAGCCGCAGAAGAAGCTGCTAAATTAGCTGAAGAGGCTGCAAAAAAGGCTGAGGAAGAAGCTATAGCTAACGCTGAAGCAGAGAAACAAGCAGCCCTGGATCTAAAAGCTGCTGCAGAAGCTAAGGCAGCTCAAGAAGCCGCCGACAGAGCTGAAGCTGCTAGAGTAGAAGAAGCCAGGCTTGCCGAAGAAACAAGAGTTGCTGAGGAAGCTAAAGCTGCTGAAGAAGCTAGAGTAGCAGAGGAAGCTAGAGTTGCTGAAGAAGCTAGAGTTGCTGAAGAAGCCAAAGCTGCAGAGGAAGCTAGGGCTGCTCAAGAGCAAGCTGAAGAAGCTGCTAGAGTTGCTGCTGAAATAGCTAAAGCTGCTGAAGAAGAAGCCGCAGCAAACGCTGAAGCAGAGAGACAAGCTGTGTTAGATCTACAAGCAGAGGCAGACGCTAAGGCTGCTAGAGAAGCAGAAGCTAGAGCTGAAGCTGCCAGAGTAGAGGCTGCTAGAGTTGCTGAAGAAGCTAAAGCGGCTGCTGAGGCTAAAGCGGCTGCAGAAGCTAAGGCAGCCAAAGAAGCAGAGGAAAGAGCTACAGCCAAAGCTGCTGAAGAAGCGAGAGTTGCTGAAGAAGCTAGAGCTGCAAAAGAAGCTAAAGACGCCGCAGACGCTAAAGCTGCTGAAGAAGCTGCTAAGACAGCCGCTGAGGTTAAAGCTGCTGAGGAAGCTCAAGCCGCTGCTGACGCTAAAGCCGAAGAAGATAGAATAGCTGAGGAAGACAGAGTAGCAGAAGAAACTAGGCTTGCTAAAGTTGCTAAAGCTGCTGCAGACGCTCAAGATGCTGCTGATGCTGTAGCTAAAGAAGAAGCTAGAGTAGCTAAGGAAGAAGCAGAAGAAGCTTCTAGAAGAGCTGCTGAGATTTCTAAAGCTGCTGAAGAAGAAGCTAAAGCGAACGCTGAAGAAGAGAAACAAGCAGCGCTAGACTTGCAAGCTGAAGCAGATGCTAAAAAGGCTAGAGAAGCTGAAGAAAGAGCTGAAGCTGCTAGAGTTGAAGAGGTGAGGGTTGCTAAAGCTGCTGCTGATGCTGCTGAAGCTGCTAGAGTTGCAGAGGAAGCTAGAGTTGCACAGGCTGCTGCAGATGCTACTGAAGCTGCTAGAGTTGCGGAGGAAGCTAGAGTTGCAGAGGAAACTAGAGTTTCAGAGGAAGCTAGAGCTGCAGAGGAAGCTAGAGTTGCAGAGGAAGCTAGAGCAGCAGAGGAAGCTAGAGTCGCAGAAGAAGAAGCTGCCGCTGCTGAAGTAGCCATAACTGACCCAACAACAGGCGAGGAGATAATAGCCACTCAGCCTGATCAAGTTGAAACAGAGCAGCCTCTACCTGACTTCGAGCTTGATGAAGAACCTATTGTCTTTGAACCACCTACGGACACTTCTGGAGGAGCAGCAGAAGGAGGCGCAAGTAATGGCGGCGGTGCTGGTGCTGGTGGAGATGCAGGAGGAAGTGCACCAGTCTCTGATGACATAGTGTTAAGACAGGTGTACGAGGCCGTGTTAGCAGACGAGATTCCTATTGACGAGTACATTAGGATGGGAGGCAGGTTTGTCGATGAGCTACGAGCAGGAGTATCTTTAGAAGACGCTCAAGGTACGTATGAAGAACCTATTATAGATGACACCCCTATTGAGCTTGACGATACTGGCGAGCCTCTAACTGAAGAAGGTCCGTTGTTCCCTAGCGACTTCTACGAAGATCCTACAGATTCTTCAGTAGGTTCTACAATTGACTCAGATCCTGTAACAGTTCCAACAACAGGAACAGTAGACGAAGGTGTAGGCACAGGCGGTGTTGGTATGGATGGTATAGACGGACTTGATGGCACAGATGGTCTTGACGGTATAGACGGTTTAGACGGAATAGACGGCATAGGCATAGACGGTGTTGACGGGACTGATGGTCTTGCTGGTGTTGATGGTTTAGCCGGCATAGACGGCCTCGATGGCTTAGACGGCCTTGACGGAGCTGCTGGAGACCAAGGAGACCAAGGAGACCAAGGAGACCAAGGAGACCAAGGAGACCAAGGAGACCAAGGAGACCAAGGAGACCAAGGAGACCAAGGAGACCAAGGAGACACTGGCGAACAGGGGCTACAGGGCGAGAAAGGGGAACAAGGCATGATGTCACCTACTAGAACTACTGATATGGTGTTTGCAGACTTGTTTAAATCTAAAATAGACATTGGCAGTAATCAAGTAATTTCTCCTTATGTTCAACTACAACAACGAGGCTTGCAAGTTCCTGCTCAGCAAGGAATGTTAACAAACTCTAACAATTTTAGAAGGCGGTAATAATGACATACCTACAATTAGTAAACAGTGTTCTACGGAGACTCAGAGAAGAAGAAGTAAGCACTGTGGGACAGACCAGCTATTCTAAGCTTGTTGGAGAGTTTATTAATGATGCTAAGCGAACTGTAGAAGACACCTGGGACTGGTCAGCTTTACGAAGCACGTTAACTGTTACCACCACTCCTGATGTTTTTAACTACAACCTTACAGGCTCTCAAGACCGCATTAAAGTTCTTGACGTTGTTAATGACACTTCTGACTGGTTCATGGAGTATCGTGCAGCACACTGGATGACAGCAGCTTACTTGATTGAGAACCCGCCTCTAGGCGCTCCTCAGTTCTATAGCTGGAATGGTATAGACACTAACGGCGACAGCGCTGTTGATGTCTACCCTGCTCCTAACGGCGTGTACAACCTATACTTTAACGTGGTGCTGAGAACAGCAGATTTAGCAGAAGACACTGACAGGATGTTTATACCTTCTTCTCCTGTTATACAGCTGGCTACTGCACTAGGCGCTAGAGAGCGTGGAGAGACAGGCGGTACTTCTGCTTCTGAGTTGTTTTCACTGGCTGGTAGAACATTGTCAGACGCTGTAGCACTCGACGCTGCTAAACACCCTGAAGAGACTATTTGGACGACTGTATAATGGCTGAGCAACTACAGAATATTACAATTGCAGCTCCAGGCTTCTTGGGTATAAACACTCAAGACTCGCCTATTGGACTAGATCCTGCATATGCTTCTATTGCTGACAACTGTGTTATTGATCAGTTAGGTCGCGTAGGTGCTCGTCAGGGCTACACAAAGATCACTACTAACGGTGGAGATGTCTTAGGCACTAGCAGAGGTATTGAGAGCGTATTTGAGTTTATCAGTGTAACTAACATAACTACTGTGTTCTCTGCAGGCAACAACAAGATCTTTACAGGCTCAACTACTTTAACAGAAGTGACACTGCCTGCTGGTTATACGATCAGCGACAACAACTGGAAGATTGTATCTTTTAACAACGATGTTTACTTCTTCCAAAAAGGTCACGCACCTTTAGAGAGTGTTGAAGGGTCAACAACGCTTACGCTTTTAACAACTTCCGGTGGTAATCAACCTCCACAAGGTAACGATGTACTTGCTGCTTATGGACGCCTGTGGTCGTGTGACGTTGTTAACAACAAGTACACAGTGTATTGGAGTTCGTTGCTTGCTGGCGATGATTGGCATGGTGGATCTTCAGGTAGTATTAACTTAACTACAGTGTGGCCTAACGGGTACGATGAAGTGGTAGCTCTTGCTGAACACAACAACTTCTTGCTAGTGTTCGGTAAAAGAAATGTATTAATCTTTACAGGTGCTCAGAGTCCTTCTTCAGACTTAACCTTACACGACACAGTTGAAGGTACAGGTTGTATTGCAAGAGATTCTATACAAAGTACAGGAACGGACTTGCTTTTTCTTTCTAGTCGTGGTATAATGTCCCTAGGAAGGATAGTCCAGGAGAAGTCTCTACCTCTACGTGACGTAAGCATGAATGTCCGTAGTGACCTGCTGGCTGCTGTAGAAGAAGAAGCACACGCTAATGGTCATAGAGAAGAGATTAAATCTATCTATAGCCCTGTACATGCTTTCTACTTGCTGACGTTACCGTCCAGTAATATTGTTTATTGCTTTGATGTACGTCAGCCTTTAGAGAATGGATCGTTTCGTGTTACTACCTGGACAGCGTTAGAGCCTGCTGCGTTTACTATGTTTGCTGATGACTCTTTGTACATGGGACACAGTGAAGGCATCATACGCTACGGTAGCTATCTTGACGACACGACTAAGTATCAGCTTCGTTACTTTAGTAACCCTAACGACTTCCAGAGTCCAGCTAACTTGAAGTTCTTGAAGAAG